GAAATATGCAAAAGTAAAAGCTGAAGCAAAAAGAAAATTTAAAGTTTTTCCAAGTGCGTATGCGTCTGCATGGCTAGTAAGAACCTATAAAAAAAGAGGCGGCGGTTATAAAGGTGCAAAAGGTAAAGCTATGGGCGGCGTAGTGCGTGCAGCAAACGGTGGCTTTATTGCTAAAGGTTGTGGAGCAATAATGGAAAACAAAAGAAAAAAAACTAAAATGCGTGGTAGGTAATGAAAGGACTTACCAAATGGTTTGCTGAAGATTGGGTTGATATTGGCTCAAAGAAAAAAGGTGGCGGCCATGAAAAATGTGGTAGAAAAAAAGCGAAAGGTTCTAAACGTAAATACCCTAAATGTGTGCCAAAAAGAGTAGCTAACCGCATGACAAAAGCACAAAAGCGCTCTGCTGTTTCAAGAAAAAGAGCTAAAAAACAAGGTGTTGGTGGCAAGCCAACAAACGTAAAAACATTTGTAAAAAAGAAAAAATGATTAGTCAACAGCTTATAAGACAAGAGGTTAGAGGTTGGTCTAAAGAAGTATTAGAAACAGAAAAGCCTGTATGTCCTTATGCAAAAAAAACATGGGAGAACAATAGGGTAGACGTAATGTTGTCAAAATGTTTACATTGGACAGACCTAGTAGATATAACCAAAAATTTTCCTACAGATAAAGATGTTATTATTTATTGTGATACAAACATGGATTTAGACATGTTAACTTTTGACAGTAGAATAGCCATGTTAAACGCTTTTGTTAACAGTGAAAACTTGTGGGTAATGGGTTTTCATCAACAACATGATGAAAAGGTTGTAGTAGACCAAGAACATTTTGAGCCACATTTTGACGAAAGTTATAATATGGTTTTTATGCAAAAATTAGATGAATTAAATAAAGCATCTGAAACATTAGAAAAAATAGGTTATTATAAAGATTGGGATAAAAAAGATTTCCAAGATATTTTGAAACGAAGGAGTAAATAGTGAAAAATAAACTAAAAGGCTTAAAAAAATTAGTAGGCAGTTTGTCGCCAGCCGATAAAAAAGAAATAGCTAAGTCTATGAAGGATGGTGGCGTTCTTAAAATGGCAGGCGGTGGTGCTACACCCAAATCAGGCGTGGTCAAGGTCGATATGGAAGGCAACCCAAAATCAGGCGTTAAGAAAATGATGGGTGGCGGTAAAGCTGGTGTTAAAAAACTTGGTAGAGGTGGTACACCACGCAAAATGAAAGGTGGTGGTGGAGCTAAATCAGGTGTCAAAAAAATGATGGGTGGTGGTAAAGCTGGTGTCAAAAAAATGATGGGTGGTGGTAAAGCTGGTGTCAAAAAAATGATGGGTGGTGGTAAGGCTGGTGTCAAAAAAATGATGGGCGGTGGTAAAGCAGGCGTTAAAAAATTAGGTAGAGGCGGTTCTGCTAAAAAGAAAAAATAAGTAAATGGCAGTATCAGGCTCTAAAAATTTCGAATTAGACGTTGCCGATTATGTTGAGGAGGCGTTTGAAAGGTGTGGCTTAGAGTTAAGAACTGCTTATGATTTAAAGACAGCTAGACGAAGTTTAAATCTTCTGTTGGCAGAGTGGGCTAATCGTGGTTTAAATCAGTGGACTATACAAGAAAAAACTGTGACTATGGTTAAAGACACTACTACATACAACGTAGATTCTAGTGTGGCAAGCGCAGCCATCGATGTCTTAGATGCTTTTGTAAGACAAACAGTTAACTCAGAAAATTCTGATTTACAAATGACCAGATTGTCGAGAAGCGAATACGCATCCATACCTAACAAATCTACGACAGGTAAACCTTTACAGTTTTTTATTGATAAACAAATTAATCCGACAATTAGCGTTTATCCAACTCCTGATAAATCAACCACATACACGATACACATGAACGTGCTGACACGTATGGATGACGTAGATGCTGCAACAGATACGTTACAAATGCCTTTCAGGTTTTATCCTTGTTTGGCCGCAGGTTTAGCATACTATTTATCTATTAAAAAAAGTCCTGAAAAAACAGCCATGTTAAAAGCGTTATATGATGAGGAATTTCAAAGAGCATTAGCATCAGACGAAGACAGAGCCTCAGTAAAGATAACGCCAGATGTATCGAATTATAATATTGCATAATGGCTTTTGCATCTAACAAAAATCCTTACGCTATCTGCGACAGGTGTGGCTTCAGATATTATTTAAAACAACTTCGTAAAGAATGGAATGGTCTTAAAACTTGTCCTAGTTGTTATGAGCCTAAACATCCACAACTAGAGCCAACTACTAACAAAGTAGACCCACAGGCCGTAAGGGAGCCAAGACCAGATATAAGCGTATCACCAACAATTTTTACTGTTTACACAAATTTTGATTTAGGAATTATAGGAACAAAAATTACGACACCAGACAACATGACAAGTGCATTGGGTACAGTTACAATAACTACATCATGAGTTTTACGTTATCTACACTAAAAACAGCAGTACAAGATTATTTAGAAACAGATGAAACAACTTTTGTTAATAATCTAAATAATTTTATTTTACAAGCCGAAGAAAGAATACTTAAAAGTGTGCAATTGCCTGACCAAAGAAAAAATGTGCAAGGTAATGTTACATCTAGTAATCGTTTTTTAGGTACACCAACTGATTTTTTAGCGCCATTTTCATTAGCTGTTATAAGCTCTAATACATATGATTATTTAGATTTAAAGCATAATTCTTTTATAAAAGAATATATAAGCAGCACAACGACCACAGGTAAGCCAAGGTATTACGCTATATTCGACCAAAGCAGTTTTGAAGTCGCGCCTGTGCCAGACAGTAACTATAGTGTTGAATTACATTACTTAGCAAAGCCAACATCTTTAACAGCAGGCAGTGACTCAGGCACAACGTACTTATCAACAGATGCACCCGATACATTGTTATATGGTTGTTTACTGGAAGGTGCAATATTTTTAAAATTACCACCTGACGACATAAATGCTTATGAAGCGAGATTTAAAGAAAGCTTAATGCGACTTAAAAATATAGGCGAAGGACGAGATACTAGAGATGAAATGAGATATGATTCGTTAAGAATTAATGTAACGTAAAGTTACAAAAAAGAGAGAGAGATGAAACCTATAAAAAAACTTAATGGTAAGACTATAGCTATTGTTGGTCTAGGCAAAAGTTGGTTTGACTTTTGTCTAGCTAAATCACACGGTGTTAAATTTGACGAGGTGTGGGTAATAAACGCTGTAGCATCTGTTATATTTCATGACAGAGTATTTATGATGGACCCACCATCAAGATTTTTAGATACAAACCATGCTGGTGGACAAACTGACAGCATGAAAGAATTACTTATAAGCCACAACAAACCAATATATACGTGTGAAATAGATGAAAGGTGTAAAAATCTTGTTGAATATCCTGTAAAAGAAATAGTAAAGACTACAAATTGTTACTATCTTAATAACACCGTAGCTTATGCTGTTGCCTTTGCATATTGGAATGACGTAGCGAATATAAAGTTATTTGGCATAGATTTTACATATAAAAACAATTTACATTTTGCAGAACAAGGCAGAGCTTGTGTTGAGTTTTGGCTTGTTAAATGTATGGAAAAGGGTATACAAGTAGAAGTGGCTGCGACAAGTTCTTTGTTAGACACTAATTTACCAGGACAACAAAGGCTGTATGGTTATCATAGATTACAAGACCCCTACGTGCCTGTGCAAGGTAACGATGGCATAGAATTAAAAAAAATCAGTGAAATGACCGTAGAAAAACATAAAATACTGCCGCAAGTTGCGGATAGGTTTGACAGTCATTTACAACCGCCAGAGCCTAACAAATGGTAATAAAAATAACTCCTGATGGTGTGCCTGAACTGGGCATGGTAGAAGTATCAACCACAAAATTTGGTGGACACCCGCCTGAGTTTTGGGCAAAGCAACTTACTGACAAGATAGTTGGTTTTTCTGACGATAATGAAGAACATGTAAAAGCACAGGCAAGAGCTTACAGAGATTTAATTTATAAAGTATGTTTGATATATATTGAAAATGCTATAAAATCTTATAAAGCTACCTTAATACAAGAGTTATCTAAAGGAGGTAGTGAAGATTTAGCAAAAATAATTAAAGGTATTTAATATGGCAATATCATCAACACTAACAACAAGCTTTAAAGTAGAGTTACTTACAGGAACACATAATTTTACTGCAACAAGTGGTAATAGTTTTAAATTAGCTTTATACACAAGCTCTGCTACTCTTGGTGCTACAACCACTGCTTTTACTACAACAGGACAAGCAAGTGGCACAAACTATACGTCAGGTGGTGCTGCATTAACTAATGTAACACCTACAGCTACAGGCACTACCGCAGTAACAGACTTTGCGGATTTGACCTTCAGCACAGCCACAATAACTGCTAGAGGCTGTATGATTTACAATGACACTAATAGTGACAAATCAGTGGCAACAATAGATTTTGGTGGAGACAAAACCTCCACAGCAGGTGACTTTACTATAGTATTTCCAGCAAAAGCAGCATCAACAGCTATAATTAGAATAGCTTAAAATGAAACATGCCGTTTGCAAAGTTTCAGTTTAAAGCTGGTATAGACAAAGAAGGTACTAATCTCACCAATGCTGGTGGTTGGTTCGATGCTTCTTTGGTTAGATTTAGAAAAGGTTTTGCTGAAAAGATAGGCGGTTGGACAAAACAAACATCTGCAACCTTTTTAGGAACATGTAGAAAGCTTTTTCCGTGGATTTCATTAGAGGGTGCAAAATATTTATTTGTAGGCACACACCTTAAAGCTAATATATTAGAAGGTCC